GCGGACTCGGCGGCCGGCGCTTGCGCTGGCCTCAACGGGCTCGGAGTCCGTGTCGCTGTCGGCGTCCGGGTTCGGTACGCCGAGATAGGTGGCGAGGGCCATCTGGGCGTTGTCGACGATGGCGTCGATCGCGAGGGCCGTGCCGTCCGCGGGGTCGCCGTCCGCGATGGGGTCGATGATGTTGTCGATCGCGGCGAACCAGCCGAGAGCCTGGGTCAGCATGTTGACGTCCTCAGCATCGAGGGCGCGGGCGTGCTGCTGGTCGCGGACGGCAGTGGTGGCGAGCGGGTTGGCGCCGAAGTTCACGGCAGACACGTCGCCACGCTCGAGGTCGACTTCCTCGATGCGGTACTCGGTGTAGTCCGGCGACCACTGGCCACGGACGATGCGGAACTTGAACGACGCCTCGGCCAAGTCACCGCGCTTGAGCGCCTTGGAGGTATCAGAGACGTCGTTGCGGCTGTTGTCGACGTTGGCGTCGTACGTCAGACCGGTCTCGTCGCCAGCCTTCTCTACTCCGAGGACCAGGGTGCCGTTGCGAGTGTGCGCCATCGGGGGGCCGCCGTTGCGCCCGTGGTTGAGGACGTACTCGACCAGCGGGTTGGTCGAAAGGGTCTTGTCGAATGCATCGAGAGAGACGACCTCGGTGTAGGGGCCGTACATGTCGTACATCTCGTAGCCGACCTCGGTTCGCGAGGCGAAGCCGATGTGGCAGGTCTCTTCCGTCCCATCGGCCGCAGCGCGGGCCACGACGCGAGGAGCCTCGGCCCGGACATATCCGCGCGGCACATCATCGGCTTCGGCCATGCGGCGCTGTGTCGGGCGGTCGGCGGGGGCGGCGTATCCGTCACGCCGCGCCAGGGCGGCATCGGCCATGGTCCTCATGCGGGCTCCTCGGTGGGTGCGGGCGTGGATGCGGGGGCGACGGGCGCCGCGTGGGCGGCGAGCTGGTCCATCTCGGCGAGCTGTTCGGCCGTGAACGGGGGCAGGTTCAGTCGGTTGCGAGCCTCGGAAGACGCGAGGAGTGGCTTGCCGCCCGTCATCTGCGTGAGCATCGAGGCCAGCGACAGCGGGTCGAGGCGAAGGATGCTGTCGGTGTCGAACTTGACGTACTGCGGCTGCGGCAGCGCGTTGGTCAGCGCACGCTCGCGGCGGCGGATCGAGGGCGCCAGGGACATCACCAGGAACTGCAGGTGCCGCTGCGTGATGTTGGCGTACGTGATCTTGGCGCTCGACATGGCCGGCGCGTCGATCAGATCACCAGGCACGCCGAAGAACCGGGCGATGTCCTGGACGCCGAAGTTCATCGTCTCGATGAACTGGGACTCGTTCGCGGCCGTCGAGAGGGTGTCGTACTCCCAGTCGGCGCCATGCACGAACAGGTCGCGGTTCGCGACCGCGGTCTTGAATCGCTCCTTCGCGATCTGCGCCTCGCCAGGGTTGATCGTCTTCGCCGTGTTCTTGAGGCGGCCAGCGGGGATCGACCCGTTGCCGAACCAGTCCAGGCCGAACTGCTGGGCCGAGAGGTAGCCGCCGATCGTGAACGCAGCGAACGCGATCGGAGACAGGCCGACCGGCGAGCCAGGCAGCGGGTACTGCCGCTCGTGCCACACGTCCGACGGCGCGTAGTCGGTGCCGTCGATGTTGTACGCCGTAATGATCGAGCCCTTGCCCTTGATCCGCACCGAGGACGCGGCGACTGGCGTCACGGTCTGGATCAGGCCCTGGCCGTTGCGGTCGTTGAGGCCGTAGCAGTTGCCGAAGCGGTCGAGGTCGATCTGCGTCTGGTACAGCCAGTCCTCGACGCCGAACTTGTCTCCCGCCGGGTTCTGGATGAACAGCGGCGCGGTCTGCATCGGCACGTCGATCCCGCCCTGACGGCGATACACGCCGGCGGGCATCGTCGAGAGCAGATCGGCCCGCAGGCGCAGGCACGCCCACACTGCGGAGGACCGCAGCGCCGACGTCGCATCGACGTTGACGGAGGCCACCGACCGTGGCCGGACCGGCACGAGCTGGTTGACGGTGTCGCCCAGATCGCGACGAGCGAACAGGCTCACGCGATCGTCTCCTCATCCTTCGGCGGTGCAGCGCGGGAAACGATCAGCGCCGACGAGGCGAGCAGCAGCACGGCGCCGATGAGGAGCGCGGTCGGGAGGCACCAAGGGGAAGGAATGGCGACGAGGGCCAGCGCCATCGCGGCGGCCGTGAGCATCAGGAGCCCTGCCAATTCGAGGCCGGTGGTGATGTACTCGCGCATCGGTCCTCCTTCTCAGCCGAACGAGTCGGCGATGTCGTAGTCGAGGGAGTCGATGCAGTGGTGGGCGAGCATCACGGCCTCGAGATCCCCTCGCAGGTCGACGAGCTGGCGCCGGCCCTCGGTGGTCTTCCACTTCGCGGCCGCCACGGCGGCGTTCAGCTCGGGGTAGTCGCCGTGTGTGATCTCGCCACGCTGGACAGCGAGAGCGAGATCGGAGGCTGCCTGGATCCGCATGTCTCGGTCGGCGAGGGTCAGGCGTACGCCGGCGTTCTCCAACGCATCGATCAGCGTCGACTTGGCGCGGACGATGACCTCACAGTTGCGGCGGCGCTGGATGTCGGCGACGTGGGCAGCGAACGCTGCTCGATCGGTCCAGCGGCGGGCATCGTTGATGCCCAGGTAGCCCGGTTCTCCGGCCTCTGCCCAGCAGGCGACTACGCGGGTCTCCTCGACGTCGCAGGCCACGCCGAGCGCGCCGTTGACGAGCGTCGGAGCGTCGGCGACCAGTGCTGCCCACTCGGGCAGCGCGGCATAGGCGCCGCGTCCTGAGTCCGGCCAGACGGAGAGGCGCTCGCGCATGAAGCCCTCGAGGTCGGCCTGAGCCGCGTCCCACTCCTCGTCGATGGTGCTGGCGAGGATGCGCGACCCGAGCGCCGGATTCGCCTCGGCGCGAGCCTTCCAGCTCGTCGGGTCCGGGGGAGTGAGCGGGTTCTCGCTGCCCTCGGGCGTCCATTCGGCCCAGGCGAGTCGGGCGATCTTGCCGGAGCGGCCGCGGTCGCGGACGCCGGTGAAGATCGCCGAGTCGTTCTCCTCGCTCGGGACGGTGCCGGCGAAGATCAGTTGCCGGCGCGCGCCCTGCGCCGAGGTCGCGTACATCATGGCCCGGAACGCGAGTGCAGAGAGCTCCTGTGCCTCGTCGAAGATGATCCGGCGCGGCGAGAATCCACGACCGGATGACTTCGACCGGGCCAGGAAGATCAGGCGCGACCCGTCGCGGAGCTGGATGATGTGAGTGCCGGTCAGGCCACCGTTCCAAGTGACGACCTCGGCGGCGAGATCCGGGTTCGCCTCGATCAGCGACTTGACGCGGGCGTACGCCTCGTCGGACGTCTTGAGTTCGTGCGCCGTCCAGAGCGTGGTGTTCTTCGCGCCCGTCAGGCCGTCGCGCTCGCCGTACAGGTAGACCTCGAACAGCGACCAGATGGCGACGGCTTCGAGCCAGCCACCCTTGCCGTTCTGGCGGGCGATCAACGCACCGACCTCGGACGCCGAGAGCCGGCCGCCGGTGCTGGCCAGAGTGATGAGGGTGAGAGTGACCTGGAACGGATCGAGATCCTGCCCGCACGTCCCGATCAGGTCGATCGCGTCGTGCGCGTCATCCTCGCTGTCAAACTTCGGCCGCAGGAGCACCCGCGGCTCTTGCTTGCCGCGCTTGACGCCGGTCCGCGAGCTGGTCACGAGTCGACCCCTCCTTCGGCTTGGCGAGGGTGGCGAGTTCGGCCAGGACCATGCGGTGCTCGCGAACGAGGCCCGCGAGTTCGCGGGGGCCGGCGTCGTCCATCGCGGACTCGAGGCGGTCGCGATCGGCTTCGAGGCGGGTCACGCGGTCATCGGTCACGGTCGCCCCCTTGGGTAATCGCGGTCCCGAAAAAAAGAGACAACTGGCCGGTCGTGCGAGGTGCCAGCGTCAAGAAGATGCGGTCCTCACAGCGCTAGACGACGGGGCGGATCCTGCTTGGCTCGTCCTCGACGTGCACCGTCTTGCACGTTGTGCACGTTGTGAGCCGGGCCGCGGTACCCGTCGCGCTCGGGGGTGTGGTCAAGGTGCAGTCCCCATGGGTGTCGGCCATCGCTGATGGTGATCGCCTCGCCGCAGAAGTGGCATGGCACGAAGTCGCCGCGATCGATGGCGTCGGCGTAGACCTTGCGTGCCCTGCGGTGTCGTGCGTCGTACCCACGCTTCGTGCTGGACTCAGTTGGCCGTGCGAACATGCGTGCACCTCCCGGCACTCAGCCATTCCGAGGACACGTCACGACGGGCGGCACTAGCGTTCGATGCGTGAGCAACGGGACCCCGAGCGTGAAGATCATCGAGACGCACCAGTCGAACGATGCGAGGGGGACGCTGCTGGGGCTGATGGTGTTCGGGATCGCGATGCCCTTGCTGGGCGCTTTGGTGATCGCGTTCGATCAGGGTCCGGGCGGCGAGGCGATGCGTTGGGGCGGCCTGATTCTCGCCGGCGTCGGCGGGGTCCTGCTCCAGCTGGCTGTCATCGGGTACGGCGTGATGCTGGGCATCAGGGCCGCCAAGCCGTAAGACTCCACAGCCAGCCCCTCAGGCTGGCCTTGAACGGGATGTACTTCTCCCTGCTGGAGATTGATCAGGGGGACGGTGGCGGTGGCGGCAGTTCGCTGCCTGGCGTACTGCGGTCGGCCATGTACGCGTTCATGAAGTCGAGGAACATCTGCTCGAGCACGTAAAGGCGTTCGCTGATGTAGGCGAGCTGCTCATTTTGCTGCGCGAGCAATGCCGTGTGACGACTGGCGATGTCGAGATGCTGGCCCTGGGCGTTGAGCGCCGCGATCTGGCGCTGTGCGTCAGCACGGTCTCGGCCCTTCTCGGAGGTGAAGAGCGAGAACCGCTTCTCGCCGTAGCTGAGTCGTCGGGGGTCAGTCGCCATGGCGGGACGCTACGCCGAGCCGCCGATGCGTGTCGCGGGAACAACGAGAGACCCGGCCGTTGGGCGCAGGTCTCCACGGCCAAAGTTACACGACCCCGTCGGAGTATTCACGACGCCCGCGCGATGGCGTGTCGTGTCTCGACGTCGGCGACGTCGTATAGCTGTCGCCCGTGCTGGTCGCGCCCTCGCTTGCGTACGAGCCCGCGGTTGGCCCAGACACGCACGGTCCCGGCCTTGAGGTCGAACCGGTCGGCGAGCTGGTCGGCCGTCAACGCCCGTGCGTGCTGGACATAGTCGGCGTCCACGCGGTGCCGGTATTCGTCGTCGGTCCACGCATGGCTGGGGTCGTTGGGGCAGTGCCAGGCGTCGAGGCGTCCGTCGCAGATGTCGCAGGGCTTGCCTGCGTTCTTTCGGTCGCAGGTCTTGCCTGCCGGCATGCCGGGGTGGGTGCCGTGACGCTTGCGAAGTTTCGGTCCCTTGCCGTGAACCTCGACGCAGGTCGGACACGGGCGGCCGAGGTCTGGGGTGCGGGAGTCGTGATCGACGTCGTCGAGGTGGGATCGGCAGCGGGTCAGTTCGGCTGCCATCGCTTCGAAGGCGTCGCCCTGCGCGATCTGGTCGAGGTTGTCGGTGATGCGTTCTGCTGCGCGGGCGATGGTCCAGTGGAACGGGGGCGATGCGAGCCAGCCCGTCTCTTCGAGCGCCTGCGCCCAGCGGACGAGGACGACGTATGGGTGGTGGGGGTCGTCGGGGCGGTAGCCCTCCGAGCGAGGCCACTCGCACCAGCCCTGGCGTCGATAGGTCTCCTCGAGCCGGCGGCGCTTCTCGGCGTACTGCTGCGGTGCCGCGGCAGGGCCGATGAGGTTCATGGCTTCGGAGTCGATGCCGTCAACGACCACGTCGAGCTGGAGCAGTGTTGCGCGGAGCACGATGGTCTCGATGTCCCGGCGAGTGCGTCGGATGCACGACGGGCAGGTGTAGAGCTGGGCGTCGTGCTGGACATGGTTTGGGCAGCGGCCCCGCATCGCGCAGTGGTCCTGGTTGCAGGGCGTGCCGTCGGGCCGGGTCCAGTTTTCGCCGTCCCAGGTGCAGGTGGGCGTCTTGGTCATGCTCGGCCTCCGTCGATGGCGTGCAGGTTGGTTCTGGGGGAGTCGAGGTGCTTCGTCGGTGACCAGGCGACGGATGCGAGGCATGCGTAGTGGCCTTGGACCTGCAGGGTGCATTGCCCTTTGGGGCCGTGCCGGTTCTTGTCGACGATGACCGTGAGTTCAGGGATTTCGTCGTCGGGTTGGTGGAGGAGGATCACTTGGTCGGCGTCGGCCTCGATGGAGCCCGACTCCCGCAGGTCGGCGGACTTCGGTGGCTGGCCTTTGGCGGCCTCGCGGTTGAGCTGGGCCATCGCGACGACGCAGGCGCCGGTCTCCCGTGCGAGCAGCTTCAGGCCACGCGACACTTCGCCTAGCGCCTGAGCACGGTTGTCGGATCCGCCGGGGATCTTCATGAGTTGCAGGTAGTCCACGACGATGAGGGCGAGGTCCTCGCGCTGACGTTGGACGTTGCGAGCGGTGGCGCGGATGTGCGTGACGGTCTGATCGGGAGCGTCGTCGATGGTGATCGGCATGTCGGCGATCTCGTTGTACTTGGTCTGAATGCGCTCCCAGGACTTCGCGTCGGTGTTGCCGGTCTGGAGTCCGGTGAGGTTGACGCGGGCGTGGCTTGCGAGCATGCGCTGAACGACCTCCTTCTCGGTCATCTCGAGGGACGCGAAATGGACGGCGTGCTTGTGGACGTGGGCGAAGTGGAGCGCGAGGTTGGCGCCCATCAGTGACTTGCCGACGCCGGGCCGTGCTCCGACGATGACGGGACGGCCTGGTG